AAATACTTCTAGTATTGGTATGTCCATTAGTGGAGTTTCTACATTTACAAACCTAACTGGTACTAACCTGAATTATTCTGGTATCAGTACATTAGGAACAGTACAAATTTCTTCTGGTATTGTTACTGCAACATCAGGAGTTGTGACTTACTTTGGTGATGGTTCAAATCTAACAGGTATGGCAGGAAATCCAACATTACAAACTGTTTTAAATACTGGAAATACTTCTAGTATTGGTATGTCCATTAGTGGAGTTTCTACATTTACAAACCTAACTGGTACTAACCTGAATTATTCTGGTATCAGTACATTAGGAACAGTAAAAATATCATCTGGTATTATTACTGCAACATCAGGTATTGTTACTTACTTTGGTGATGGACAATATCTAACAGGTATATTAGGAAATCCAACATTACAAACTGTTTTAAATACTGGAAATACTTCTAGTATTGGTATGTCCATTAGTGGAGTTTCTACATTTACAAATCTCACTGGTACATCTGGAACCATAACTACATTTAATAGTACTAATGGGACTATTACCAATCTCACTGGTACATCTGGAACCATTACTACATTTAATAGTAGTTCTGGAGCCATTACCAATCTCACTGGTACTGCAGCAACGATTACCAATGCATCTGGTACTGTTAAGATTGGTATTGGTACCACTGCATTATTAGTAGAGGGAAATGCACGAGTTACTGGTATTCTCACTGTTGGGTCTTCTAGTATTACCCTGAATGGAATAACAGATACCATTAATGTCGGTACTGGACTTACATTGAGTTCTTCTGGTATTAATGTTTCTGGTGTGATTACTGCTACTAGTTTCGTTGGTTCTGGTGCAAATCTCACTGGTATTGCAAATACTGCAAATATTGTGAGTACTGCAATCACCACAGGAACTCTTAATGTTACTACCTCTGCAGTGATTGGTTCTGGAGTTACAATAAACTCTTCAGGTATTAATGTAACTGGTGTGATTACTGCTACTAGTTTCGTTGGTTCTGGTGCAAATCTCACTGGTATTGCAAATACTGCAAATATTGTGAGTACTGCAATCACTACAGGAACTCTTAATGTTACTAACTCTGCAGTGATTGGTTCTGGAGTTACAATAAACTCTTCAGGTATTAATGTAACTGGTGTTGTAACAGCAACAAGCTTTAGTGGTAGTGGTGCAAACCTGACTGGAGTTTCTGCTGGTTCTACTGTTGCTGATGATGGTACAACAGATCAAACATTTTATCCAATATTCACACAAACAACATCAGGAACTATTACTGCATCTAAAGTATCAACCACAAAACTTTCATTCAATCCTTCATCTGGAACTTTATCAGCAACAGTATTCACATCACTTTCTGACGAAACTCAAAAAACTAATATAAGACCTGTTAAGAATGCTACATATATTGTATCCCAAATGAATGGAGTTTATTATGATTGGATTGATGGTCATAATATAGGATCTGTCGGTGTAATTGCTCAAGAAATGGAACAAGTACTACCAGAAGTTGTAACCACAAATGATCAAGGATTAAAGACAGTTTCTTACGGAAACATTGTTGGTGTGCTCATAGAAGCCATTAAAGAACAACAAGTTCGCATAGAAGAACTGGAGAGAAAATTAAATGCCTAATCAATTTAATTCGCCAGAAGGTGATTTAGAAAATTATTTTGTAACCGAGTATCAACTAATAGACCAGTATATTGGTGATGAGTTATTCACTTGGGGTGGTGGAACTCAAGGACAACTTGGAGATAATACTGTAACCTCTAAATCCACTCCAGTCACCACATTTGCTGGTGGAACCAACTGGAAACAAGTGAGTGCTGGTGGTGGTTTTCATTGTGCAGCAATCAAGACTGATGGAACTCTATGGACTTGGGGTTATGGAACTCAAGGACAACTTGGATCTAATACTGCAACCAATAAATCCACTCCAGTCACCACATTTGCTGGTGGAACCAACTGGAAACAAGTGAGTGCTGGTTATAAGCATTGTGCAGCAATCAAGACTGATGGAACTCTATGGACTTGGGGTCAAGGAATTTTAGGACAACTTGGAGATAATACTGTAACCGCTAAATCCACTCCAGTCACCACATTTGCTGGTGGAACCAACTGGAAACAAGTGAGTGTTGGTAGTAATCATTGTGCAGCAATCAAGACTGATGGAACTCTTTGGACTTGGGGTCGTGGAAATTATGGACAACTTGGAGATAATACTACAACCAATAAATCCACTCCAGTCACCACATTTGCTGGTGGAACCAACTGGAAACAAGTGAGTGGTGGTTTTTTTCATTGTGCAGCAATCAAGACTGATGGAACTCTATGGACTTGGGGTCGTGAAAATTATGGACAACTTGGAACTAATACTACAACCAATAAATCCACTCCAGTCACCACATTTGCTGGTGGAACCAACTGGAAACAAGTGAGTACTGGTCGTTTTTATTGTGCAGCAGTCAAGACCGATGGAACTCTATGGACTTGGGGTCGTGGAAATTATGGACAACTTGGAACTAATACTACAACCAATAAATCCACTCCAGTCACCACATTTGCTGGTGGAACCAACTGGAAACAAGTGAGTGGTGCTGATTCTCATTGTGCAGCAATCAAGACTGATGGAACTCTTTGGACTTGGGGTCAAGGAGTTGCACTTGGAACTAATACTACAACCGATAAATCCACTCCAGTCACAACATTTGCTGGTGGAACCAACTGGAAACAAGTGAGTGCTGGTGGTAATCATTGTGCAGCAGTCACAGCAGGTATCAGTCCCGAATACCCACTCTCATAAATATCTAAAAAAATACAATGGAAATCGCACTCATTCATAACAACTCATTAATACTTGGACCAATGGGGTTCAATGTTAGATATATTAATTCAGAGTTAGAAGATCTTGAGATAGAAGACCGTATTTCTCCTCAAAGTTACAAAGACCTTCCCATTCATTTTTCAGACAATCAAACTCATCTTGTTCTAATAGAAAAAGATGTACCATCACACGACGCAAAATATCATAATGTAGGAAATCTCACTTGGGAAATCATCAAAGAGAATGATGTTCCAGTAAAAGTTCTATTAACTTATCCAATCATAGATAAAACTTTAGAAGAAGTTAAAAACATTAGAAACCAAGAAGTATCACCATACAGAAGAGAAAAAGAAAATACTACGATTACTCTTACATTAAATAATACAGAAGTACAAATATCAACCTCAAGAGAAGAAAGACTTCTATTAGCAAGCAAGATAGCAGCATCTCCCGGTCCTCATAACTTTAAGTTTAAGAATACTTGGTTAGAGATTACTACAGAACAACTACAAACTATTGTGAGTGAGATTGATGTAAAAGTTCAAGAAGCATTTGACTGGGAGCTATCAAAAATTCAAGAGATTGATGCTTGTGAGACGATTGAGAGTGTTTATGATGTTGTGATTAGAGAGCAACCACAAAGATTTGGATTAGAATAAAATGAGTAGAGTAGAAACTACAACTAATTTTAGAGATAGTAATGGAGTTGATTTAGGAAAAAAAATTATCACTAAAGATTATTTGATAAGTGTTTATCCTGGGATTGGTCAGCAGATTGGAATACCTCCTGAACTTTGGACTTGGGGTTATGGAACTCAAGGACAACTTGGAACTAATACTACAACCGATAAATCCACTCCAGTCACTACTTCTGCTGGTGGAACCAACTGGAAACAAGTGAGTACTGGTCGTTATCATTGTGCAGCAATCAAGACTGATGGAACTCTATGGACTTGGGGTGTTGGAGGTCTTGGAGCTCCAGGAGCACTTGGAGATAATACTGCAACCAATAAATCCACTCCAGTCACCACATTTGCTGGTGGAACCAACTGGAAACAAGTGAGTGCTGGTAGTCAACATTGTGCAGCAATCAAGACTGATGGAACTCTTTGGACTTGGGGTGATGGAAGTCAAGGAAAACTTGGAGATAATAATAGTACAACCAATAAATCCACTCCAGTCACCACATTTGCTGGTGGAACCAACTGGAAACAAGTAAGTGGTGGTGGTCAACATTGTGCAGCAATCAAGACTGATGGAACTCTTTGGACTTGGGGTCGTGGAAATGAAGGACAACTTGGAGATAATACTGCAACCAATAAATCCACTCCAGTCACTACTTCTGCTGGTGGAACCAACTGGAAACAAGTGAGTGCTGGTGGTAATGCTGGTGGTAATCATTGTGCAGCAGTCCTATATGTTGATTATGTGTTATAATAAATAATAAAAATCAATAAACTATGAAAACCTTATATTTTCTTGGAGGACTTCCAAGAAGTGGTTCTACATTATTAGGGTCTATACTCAATCAACATCCAGACATTTATGTATCTCCAACATCTCCATTAGGTGATGTGGTGACTGATATTGAGCAATCATTCAACAAAGTAGACGAGCAGTTTACTTTTGATCGTAAGGCAATATCTTATAATGTTTATAAGGCAGTTCTTGCGAACTTTTATAATCATATTCCAAAGTCAACAATCCTAGACAAGCACAGATTTTGGGGTAAGAACCTTGATACTGTTCAAATGTTTCTTTCTAACAAACCAAAGATTGTAGCAACTTATCGTTCTGTTCCGGAAGTTCTTACATCTTATATTTCACTCATTGAAAGAACAGGTTATCAAGAAAACTTTATTGATAATCATCTAAGAAAAGATAATCTACCAATCACAAATAATAATCGTGCTGATTATATTTGGAGATACTATGTTGCCCCATCTTATGAGAGTATGGTGTATGGTCTCACAAAGTATCCAGACTGGGTTCACTTAGTTGAATATAATAACCTTGTAAGCAACCCTGAAAAAGAACTCAATAAGGTCTATGAGTTCTTAGAAGTTTCTTCTCAAGAAAATAACTTTAATGAGATTGAGAATGCTTGTGGAGAACAGAAAGACGAAGCCTGGGGACTAAAAGACCTTCACACCATTCGACCAAAATTATCTAAAATCTCACAAAATCCTATTGATGTGATAGGAGAAGAGAATGTAAAACTGTATTCCAAGTTTGATTTATGAAAACTCATTTGTTAGTTGTTCTTCAGTCTCATTCAAAAGGAAACCGAGATGATACACAAACACGATATTGTAATGCTCCAAAGATAGAAGTATCATCAAGATGTATTTTTTCTGTGATTGATAGTCTTAATTATGCTCAAGAACAATATCCAGATTATGAAATAGAACTCCAAATCTTTGATGACCATTCAGACCAAGAGTTTCTAGATATTCTCCAACAACTTATTGCTACGGCAAAGTTCAAGGTAAACTTGACCCATCTTGAAACTTATGGTATAATGCCTTCTATACTTCGTTGTTATGAGTACGGTAGAGATTATGGAAAAGATTGGGTATACTTTATTCAAGATGATTTTCTTCATCAACAAAACTCTGTTGAGTTGATGATAGATGCTATCAATCAGTTTAGTTGTAATCTAGGAAAACCTGCGAGTATCTGGCCATTCAATAGACCAGCAGAATATCACGACCCAAAAAATACTGCGGTTAAATGTAATATTGTCGTTGGAAAAGACCGTTACTGGAGAACAAATTTTCATATAGCAGTTAACTTAATGACCCATTCAAGTATAATTAAACAAAACTGGGATTTATTTTATAAGATGGGAACAAGTGAAGTGAGTGGAACAATGGAAATGGATAGTATTTGTAAGATATATTATGAAAGAAATTATTTCTGCTTTACTCCAATACCATCATTAGCACTTCATTTACAAACTGATTATGAAAGGGATTTCTTTATTGATTGGAAGTCTTGGTGGAATAAATACGATTTGGAGAAACTGAATGAAAATTAATGTATATCTAAGGCACTGTTATTATTCTAAGGTACAAGAAGCACCAGGAAAACAAAGACCAGATTGGTGGAATAAGGAAAAAGTATTTCAAAATTTTAAGAATACACTTAATCCAGAAACAACAAAATACACAATTATCTATGATGAACACTATGGAAAGATAGAGAATACTTTTTTATCACAAGAAAAGAATACTCATATCATTAATTGTGGTGGAGAAGCAAAGAGTTTTATAGAAACATTAAGGTATATTCAAACTCAAAATCATTCAGCAGAGGACATCATTTATTTTCTTGAGGATGACTATGTGCATCGTCCAGAATGGGATAATATCCTATTGGAAGGATTTACACTTCCAGTTTCTTATGTGACCTTGTACGACCACAGAGACAAGTATCAAGAGATGTATGCTGAACTAATGAGTAAGATTTTGATTACTGAAAGTTCTCATTGGAAACCAGTTCCTTCTACTACAAATACCTTTGCAGTCAAGTATAAGACACTTATAAAAGACTTATACATACACCAGAAGTATTCAACAGATACTGAACCAACACAAGACCATTCAAAGTTTTTAGATCTCAATCAAAAAGGAAACTATTTAATCTCTTGTTTACCCGGTTATTCTACACATTGTCAGGCAGACTTATTATCACCTTGTATTGATTGGAAAAAATACTTATGAATTGGAAAGATGTTGAAGGTTATTTTTCTTATACTAATCTTTATGATATAGCACTTAAGCACTGTCCAGATAACTCAACTTTTGTTGAAGTTGGTTCTTGGATGGGTAAATCAACTTGTTATATGGGAGAGAAAATCAAAAACTCTCCCAAAAATATCAAGTTTTATGCTGTAGATACTTGGGTAGGTAGTGAGGAACCACAACATAAAGAAACGATTGAAAAACTACAAAATGAAAATATAACTCTCTTTGATATCTTTAAATTTAATCTTAAGGATTGTGGAGTTGATGATTTTGTAATGCCACTTCAAACGATAAGTTTAGAAGCAGCAGAACAATTTGAGGATAATAGTCTTGATTTTGTTCATATTGATGCTTCACATGATTATGAAAATGTTTTAGCAGATATTCGTGCATGGTATCCAAAAGTAAAACCAGGGGGATTTATTACTGGTGATGATTATGTTTCAAATTGAGGTGGGGTTATTCAAGCAGTCAAAGAATATTTTACTGGTAAATCTGTAGCATTATTGGATCGTGGAGATCTAACATTAAACAAAGTCTGGTTACATCAAAAGGGGAGAAACTCAATGAACATTACACTTTATGCTATTTGCAAAAACGAAGAAAAGAATATTGAAAAATTTATTGAGACCTCAAAAAAGTTTTCTCATACTGTTGTAGTTGATACTGGAAGTACTGATAAGACGGTAGAACTACTCAAAGATGCTGGTATTGAGGTTTATGAGCATCCACAAACTAGAGAAGAGTTTGATTTTTCTAAAGCAAGAAATCAGGCACTCTCTTATGTAAAAACTGATTGGGCGTTTTCACTTGATTTTAATGAGAATATTGATGATTTCTTTTCAGAAGGTCTTGGTGTAATTGCTGGAGAGTTTACTGGATTTAATCACGAACGATATGATAAAGTTGGAGAAGAAGAGCCAACTAAATCAAATGAAATACATATTAGATTTCATAGAACAAAAAATTATACTTGGGTAAATTCTGTTCACGAAACTCCAATGTTTCTTTCTACAGAAGATTGTTTGAATGAAGTTTCTGTTGATACTACAATTAAAATTACAAAGAAAATTCATAAAACAATAGATAAGCAATTATTTTATTTCAGTATCTGTGAAAGAGAACATAAAAAAAATCCAGATAATTGGTATTATGTTTGGTTTATTTACAATCATTACTTGTCTGTTCAAAATCTTGAGAAATCACTTGAATATGGACAAGAGTTTTTAAATCTTTCTAAACCTTATTTTAATACATTTAGAATTCCTGTTTTTATTAATTGTAGTCAACTTCTTTTTATGTCAGGAGATACCCAGAAAGGCGCAAATTATGCCTTCCATGCTGTAAGTGAAGCAATGAATATGGGAGAACCTTATATGTCTCAGGCATTTTCATATTTAACTGAAATATCTAAGAAACTGAATAATCCCAACATTACAGTATTTGCCACAGGTTTTTCTGAACAGACATTGGTGCTCAAAGAAAGAACTGATGCTATTGATAAACTTTTTCTGACCAATCTTGATGATACACCAGCAACTGCTTGGTACGGTCATCGCAAATTTGCTGAAAATTTAGTAAGATTTTTAAATCCTAATGTAATTGTGGACTTAGGAGTTGACTATGGGTTCTCAACATTCTCATTTGCTATTCCTAGAATAGGACACGTTTATGGTATTGATAATTTTGTGGGAGATGATTTTGTTGGAACCGATGAAAATAGATTGAAGTATAATTTTGTTACGATGAAAAGAGAAAAACTTCATCTTCAAGATAATTTAACTCTTATTGAAGGAGACTTTAATGAGGTAGCACAAACTTGGGATAAGACAATTGATATTCTTCATATTGATGGAAGTCATAAGTATGAAGATATTAAGAGAGACTTTGAAACTTGGAGTAAATTTGTAACTGATGATGGAATTATCTTACTTCACGATACTTGTATAGAAAGTTTTAATAGTAGAGAGTATGGAGTAAAAAAATTCTTTGATGAACTTGATATGCCTAAGTTTACATTTACTCACTGTTATGGTCTTGGGGTTATTTGTAGGAATGAGGTTGTTCTAAATCGTATTAAAAATAATTTCATATGAAAATAACAATTCCAGTATCGGTTGGAGAATTGTTAGATAAGATTACAATTCTTGAGATTAAGTCTATTTTTAGTGATAATGAATATATTCAAAAAGAACTTGATGACTTAAATCAAATCAAATCTACGATTACTCAATATACTTTAGAAGATGAAGTGAAACTAAAAGAAGTCAACCTAAAACTTTGGACTATAGAAGATAGATTAAGAGTTTTAGAAAAAGAACAAAGATTTGATGAAGAGTTTATAGAACTTGCAAGAAGTGTTTATAAAACAAATGACTTAAGAGCAAAAATCAAAAAAGAAATCAACGAAGAAACTCAATCAACTTATCAAGAGATAAAGTTATATTGATAAATACTTAAAAACACTCCAAGATGTCTGTAATCGCAGAAAACTTCACAATACAACAAGGTGAGACTTTCTCAAAAGATTTTATTCTCAAAAACCCAGATAGTTCTTTGGTTGGTATTTCTTCTTTTACTTCCACTGGGTTTCTTGCAAAGTATGCAGGAGACTCAACGACTTATGCATTCACTGTTGGACTTACTACAAGCACCTCCACAATAAGAATCTCACTTGCAAGTACCATTACTGCAACATTAGATGCTGGTAGATACTATTATAATGTCTTTACTGTGAATGGAAGTTCAGTCAAACAAAAACAAAGAGAAGGTAATGTACTTGTAAATGCATCAGTTTTGAGTTAAAATAAA